TGGTATATGCTTTTACAGGTATGCCAAGTGGTTGTTTAATCACAGCAACAGCAAATTCCATAATAAATTCTGTGATGAACAGAGCAATGTTTAGAATGGAAGTAACAGAGAAAGGGGGACCAATTTTTAAGGAGGCATGTAGATTATCATGCTTTGGAGATGATTTAGCTATGCGGGTCTTCGCCATGTATAAGAAATGGTGGGATCAACAGAAACTGGCTGAAGCGACGAAGAAGTATTTTAATATGACAATGACTACAATAACTAAAGATGGTTCAGAATTCACTAAATTTATGAAGATTGAAACTTTTTCATGGGATCCAAGTCGAGTTCAATTTTTAAAAAGACAATGGAGGTTTGAGAATGGATTATGTTTTCCAATTCTTGATCCCGAATCTATAAGATCTATGGTTTTGTGGATAAAACCGTCACGTGATGTTACAGAAGATATGTTGCTTAAACAGAACATAGAAACAGCAATGCGTGAATGGTCGTATTATGGAAAGCAAAGGTATGAAGAAGAATGGAATAAGCTTCTGCCTTATTATTTGAAAGTAGCGAAAACAGGAAATCTGCCATTTACATTTGGGGATTTGTTTGTAGCTTCGGTTACTTACTAGAAATAGACCAAGTCTGGCCGAAGACTTTAAACTACGCAATTTCCAGAAGATTAGCAACCTTCTGAGTGAGTGTGATCTTTTCTTTCTAGGGCTTTAAGAAAGAAATTGCTACTCACAGAAACGCCCGTTCAGGAATCTTTCATGATCGTAGAGAGATTATTCCTGTTGAAATCGATCGCAGAAAATCAAGTTCAAGATAAAACAATAAATTTAGAACAAGTTAGAGACAATCAAGTGATGCAGAAAAAGAACATCACATGCATGGATGACAAGGCAATAACAACGATTGACTTTTGTGGTCAGGCGGGCAAAGCGATGAACCCGTTTGATGATCAGACACCGCGTCAGATCCTTACAAGACAGTATAAAGTCTATGAGTCGCAGATCAATTCAAGTTGGCCGGGAGATAATTTGAAATTCCCGGATTGCTTGCTTCAACAACAAGCAATAATAAATGCATTGTCAACGTTCTTCTTTATAAGAGCTGATGTTGAAATCTCAGTTCGAATCAATGCAACACCATACCATGCTGGCATGATGATGTTGAGTTGGTACCCCGATGGAGAACCAGGGGCAGGAGATGATACATTAATGAGAAGAAGCGGAATGAGTCCAGTATGTTTGAATTACTCAACTTCAGAGAGTGTTGAACTAAAATTCCATTGGGTAGATCCACAAACCTGGGTTTTTATAAATTCGGGAGATTCGCCAAATTTTGCGTTGGGCACGCTTAATTTGGACCCTTTGGTACCAGTTGCCAACACTTCAGGTGGAAATGAAAATATCTATTGCACTATCTATGCAAGATTCATTGAACCAAAAACAGCAGGTTTTCAACCTTTGGCCCCTCCAGGGTTCCGAAGAGTTGCAAAAGAACAGTCCACAATGGGAGGTTTGTTTGAAGCTCTGAAACCAACGCCTCAGCCAGTAGATCCAGAAGCTCAAGCAAAATCTACTTCAAGTACTGTAGTTACGACAGCACCAAGATTGTCTTTGAGACCAATTTTCAAGGATATCCCAATGGTGGGAGATGTATACGACCAAGTATCATCAATAGTGAAAACAGTAGCAGATTTTCTTGACAAACCAAGATCATTACAATTTGCGCATAAAATGCAAATGGATTGGAACTCTGACTTGGTGAATGGTTCAGGACAAGATGCTTCAACGAGGATGTCGCTGTATCCTCAATCATCCCTAGCGACACAAGGGATATTCAATAAAATGTGTCATACGAGTCAATACTCCATAGCACAATTATGTGGAGTACCAATGATACATGAAATCTATGTTTTTAACAATACGAATACTTCTTTTCAAGTTGGTGTGCATCCCGGATATGTAGGGGGTACCAACTTTGTTAGCGCACATTCGTTGCAACCAGATTATTTGATGTGGATCTCTTCCAGTTTCCGATTTTGGAGAGGAAGCATCAAATATTATTTCATGTTTGTTACAGACGGGTTTACAACGGCCCGTTTTAGGATATCATACTTTATTGATCCTGCGACACCAGCAGGATACACAGCAAGTGGAGGAGATTTTCCATCAGTTATAGTTGATGTGAAAGGAACAACAGTGAAAAGTTTGATAGTACCTTATCTTTTTGAATTGCCTTGGAGAAAAGTCCAGGAAGAACACACAGGAGATGCGTCAGAGACTTTGGTGCCAGGACTACGAGTTGAACAGCTAGTAGCTCCGACAGCATCAGTAGGAGAATCTCAGATTACATGTGTGTTATGGAGAGCAGGAGGAGAAGATTTGCAATTCCAACAATTGCAATCAAGTTCCATTCAAACTCAAACTTCGGCAGCCTTGTTAACGGAGAAATTGAAACTGAAAGACAAAGTAAAAGAGGAACCAAAGGAAAAAGAAAGACCGGGAGTTTCGTTGCTACGAAGAACGAGAGTTGCAAATCCGCAGTGTTCAGTACAGGGTTTGTTTAATCAGAAGTTTGATTCAATGGGATGTGATAGTTGTGGAAGCGTGGAGAGTGGATTCACGTCATCGGAAGGAACAGGCCCCTTAGTTGACTGCTTAAGGAGGTATTGTGGTTCAGGAGATTTTAATGGAGATTACAACATAGGATGGTTTCTACAAAATGCCTATTCCACAGCTAGTGATCAGTCATGGAGGTACCCACTCTATGCACTTCAGTCAATATTTAAATTTTGGAGAGGATCGGTGAGAACAAAAACACCCTTAAATGTACTAGATACAATGACCATGAATGGTGATCTTGCAGCAAATGGAGATTACGGAGATGGACATATCTGGACATTCATACCAGGAACCGGAATGCCTTTACAGTTTGAGATACCTTATTATTCAACTGTACCATGGCAGGTAACAGGAGTTAACAATTCTTATTTAAATTATGATAATGCAACACTAGCACAAGGAGGGAGAACAAATTCAGGAAGCGCACCATTAGTTTCCGTAGGAGATGATTACCTCGCAGCAGTGCTTTTTACTCCGCCGGCGATCACAACGCCGAGTAGTGAAAAGAAGACCTAGAAAAGTAAAGCTTAACATCGACTTTACAGTCAAGTATCG